TCGGACCGCCAGCCGTGGCTGGAAGCACCTCAAGGCGAGGCATGCGCTGGAGGTAAGTCCTTGATTTCTTGGCGCGCCCGGCTGGGATCGAACCAGCAACCCCTGCCTTCGGAGTTTTGGTGACGCGCCTGTTTTCGTTGTAAATCAAAGCCTTGCGCAACTCGCAAATTGCAAAACCAAGGCTAATCAAGGTCACGCAAGGCCACTCCAGTGTGGCCTAGGTGCATTTTAGGTGCAGTCAGCTCGCGGCCTCGACCCGAGGATCGAAGGTGGCCGACGCGCGTGGCTTCGTCCACTTCGCAAGTCGGGCGCCAAGCGCGATGCTCGGCAATTCGACGAATCGATACGTGATCAATGAAGCCGCCGTCGATACAAGGACGACTATCGCTAGGGTCAGTAGATACGCCCAATCCCCAGAGGTCTGCAGTCCCAGCGCGGTCAACAATCTCACGATGTGCCCAGCGCCGAAATGCATGACCAGGTGATGCAGCAGATAGATACTGAAGCTGGCCTCGCCGATTCTGCGCAACACCACGTTGTCAAGAAGGCGTAGGTCTCGATCGAAGAGGCCCAGCGCCAGCAGAACAAAGCCGGAGCCAGCCATGAAGGCCGGCGGTATAACACCTTCCACGGGCATCCACTGCGATGCCGCAATCAAGGCGACTGCGCCCCCCAACCAGAACAATCCAAGCCCCTGCTGTTGTACAGACACCAACTTTTCCCGCACAAAGAAGAGCACGATCCCCAGCATGAACACGGGGAGCTGTGCCGGCAGCCAGAACTCCCACGCGAAAGTGAAAGGCAAATAGCGCTGGTTGTCGGGAAAGCCCGATACCTGGGCATTGAACATCCATGAACAGACGAAGTAGCGGAATGCCAGTGACAGCGCTGTCACAACGATTGCCGCGCGTAAGCTTCGGATCCAAATGAAGCAGAATGGCAGGATCAGGTAGAACATTGTCTCGATGGCGACACTCCAGCCCCCCGGCACTATCGAGTTGATGCGTGTTGGAGACCATCCGTTCAGAAAGAGGCCGGTCAACGCCACGTCCTTAAAGGTGATACCTGCGGGCGACCAATAGTTTGGCCCCATGCCGAACGCAAACAAGTACAGCATCATCGAAAGCCAGAACATTGGAGCAACGCGCGCCACGCGCCGGATGAAATAGTCCCGGTAGGAGAACCCCGAGGCTGCGCGCCTGTTCGCAAACGAGAGGAAAAGCGAGAACGCACTGATCACGTAGAACAGTTGCACGCCACGCGGGCCGAGCCGCGTCATTTGCGCGAGCCATTCAGACCCTGGTGCTATGAATCCCGAAGTGTGGACAGCGACCACCATCAAAACGGCGATGCCCCGGAGGGCGTCGACCGCAGTTAGCCTTTCCGGCGTATTAGACATCTTCGATAGCTCTGTTGTTGTTGGCTGCGCCGATTGTATCGAAGGTGTTACAACAGACCGGTAATTTCTACTCGCTGTACGCCGGCATCCCCACATCAGGGGGGCGAGACGCAACGTCCATGTGAAGCATGTTCCATCCTGAGAGCATCAGGTGTTGCGGCGCCGCCGCGCTTCTCGCTGCATCGCCCACGGATCTTCTGCCGCCCGTTTGGTCGACCACGCTTCCTCCTCCCTTAGGCGCCGCACTTCCGCCAGGCACGGCTCCCCCTGCAATTCGCGGCGCAGCGCGCCAATCACGATGTCCAGCGCCGTGGCTGTCGACGTGCCGGCGGACGCGGGGAAACACGAGAGCAACTGATCTGCGCGCCGAACGATGCTGTGCAGCCGGGCTATTTCCCACAGCAGTGCGCGCACCTCGGGCGACCGGTTGCGCCGGTACATCGCGCGCAGCTCGATGGCCGACAACGGGCCGGGATACCGCGGATCGTTCCGCTGGCCAGCAAGGTGATCAGCCATCGCGCGTCTCTGTGAGGGCGTGGCTCGTGTGCTTCCGGTTGCTCATGCACGTTTTGACCTACTACTGTATATATGTACAGTATAAATCGAGGGTCCGGCGAAAGTCCGTGGGGGGTCGGGAAAAAGGTAACTTCGGTAACCTGTGGAAGAGAATCGACCGGAAAGCGTTGCCAGATAAGGCATTGCGGGTTTCGGTGCAAAGGTAACATTGGGGTAACTTTAGGGTAACCAGATTACCTATAGTCTTGGTAACTTCCTAGGTTCATCATCCCTAATAAAATCAATGGCTTATCGGCAGGTTACCTTTTGTGTTACCTCAGATTACCTTTTGTGGGTAACCAGTTCACTCCTTATAAATCAATGGGTTAGCTTCGTTTTTGGGGGTGGATTACCGAGGTTACCTTTTTCCTGACCCGCCCCCGATCCATAGCGTTCCACGGAGCTGACAGGCTTGATCAGAAGAGGCCACGACATCTGGTGTCGGCGCGTTCAGAACCACTGCGGCAGGTGCGTAAATCTGCGTAAGTGGATGCACGGTGCAAATCGCCTGCGGCCCCAGCCCTGTCGCGGCTGGCGGCGGGTTGCGTCGGTGCATAAAAACCACTTGATGAAGCGCCCGGGTGAGGCGGGGTCTCAACCGCGCGCTGAGGGTCCAAGGTCGCGGTGGGCCGGAAAAATCGGCACCCGGCCCCCGGCGTCGATGCCGCTGGCAAGCGCGAGGCGGCCCCGTGGCGCCCCGCAGGCGCGCGCGTGGATGTGGGAGGTGGCGTAGGAGGCGGAAACGAATAGAGGCGCTGTGCGCGCCTCTAAGGGAATGCCGGCACGATCAGCCGGCGGCCAAGTCGGGAACTGTTACCAGTCGAGCTGTTGGGGCCTTCTACCTATGCCAAGGCCGCTTCCGCGCCCAACGTATAGGGTTCGAACCGTACCACCTGCTGCCCCAGCCATTCGTTGACTTCCATCAGCCGGTCCTGCAGCGGCTTCACCTCGTTGCGTGCGAACACCAGCGCGGCCTTGCCTGCGTCACCGAAGCCGCCCGTGTTATTGGGAATGATGCCCATCAGCTGCGGCGGCACGCGATGCGCGGCCAGCTGGTCGTCGCGCGTCACATTCTTGATGTTCCAGAACTCGTCCTTGGCTGCGACTTCGGACACCGGGATCAGCTGGATGCCTTCTTTCTTGCCGTTGGGCGCGTACATGAACAGATTGCGGAAATTGCCCGGCCCCTTGCTGTTCTTGAGCGCCTCGCGCAGGTTGTCGACGTCTTCCTGTTTCTGCGCGGCATCGGTCATGTACAGGATGAAACCGGCGTGACTGCCGTTCTTGTAGTAGCGCCTGCGGAACAGCGTGGCCGACTCATTCAGCCAGGTCGCATTCAACGCCGACAGGTATTCGGGCAGGCCATACACCTCCTGGTTGATGTCCGGCTCCATCAGATGAAAGATGCTGTCCGGTTTGAATTCGTGCTTGTCCTGCCAGTTCTGCACGAAGAAATACCGCGCGAGGTCCGTGCCGCGCCGCATGTACTTCGCGAGCGCTGGCTCCAATGCCATCGGCCGCCCTAGCGCATTGTCGCGGCGCTCCAGATACCCGTTGCCGAACACAAGGAAGTCTTGCACCCAGCGCGCAAACGCGGTGCGCGACAGCAGCTTGTGCGGGATGAATGTCGACACGAGGATGTTGCGCTTCACGTAGATGGGCGAGCTGTTATGCACGGCCGCGCGAAACGTCCGAGCCAGCCCGTCCCACGGCATCGGCGGCTCGAACCATTCGCCGACGCGCTGGCATTCGATGTAGTCGAGCAGCTCGCGACGGTCGAGCACGGCCACGGGATCGCCAAAGCTGAATGCCTCCATTGCCGCCGAGGCCGGTGTGGTCGCGGGCGGCTCGCTGGGCTGCGCCGTGTGCTGGTTCACATTCGGCTCGCGGCCTCGTTTCTTACGGGTCATGACAGCTCCATGATGCTGGTATTGGTGGTGGTGACGCCTTCGAGTGGTTCGTGTGCGATGGCGTGCATGCATGCCCACGCGAGGTCCGCGTGGCTTGTCTCTTCGGATCGGCCGGCCTGGTACGTGACACGGCCGCCAGCTGCGGTGGTGGTCTTCCTGATCGACATGAACGAGGCGGCGAAGTCGGTCCAGCCCGCGTCGAACTCCAGCCGCCCCTTGCTGATCACGTCGTGCGCCTTCAGCACGAGGCCGGTCTTCACGTCGACGGAGTAGGTGAAGCCCTCGGCATCGGGCCGGAACTTGATCACGAGCTGGTAGACGGCATCGCCAATGCCGGTGCGGTCGATGCCGATGTACGCCACGTTGTAGCGCTCGGTCACGCGCTTGATGGCGGTTGCCTGCTCTTCGTAGTCGATGCCGCGGAACTGGTGTTTCTCCAGCACGCGGAACTTGCCACCCGGTACGAGCGGGGGCGCCACAACCACCAGCGCGGCACTGTCGCCGCCGCCGCCGTTCGGGTCGTATCCCACCCACACCTCACGATTACCGAAGGGCCGAGGCGACCAGTGGCGGAAGTCTTCCCACACCTCCCAACTGTCGACCATGCCGCGCATGAGCATGGAGAGCGGGAAGACGGATGCCGTGTCATCGATGAAGCCACACATCAGCAGGTTCTCGAAGTCCGCATCGCTGTACTCCAGCCGCAACTGGTCGAGGTCGAACAGGTTGCAGCCGCCGGCGATGGCGTCTTCCACCGTGACGATCTGCTTCCACTGACCGTCCGCGCAGCGCCGACCGCGCTGCAGGTTCGCGTGGCTCACGTCCACACGGATGTGGTCTTCCTTCTTCCGGCCGCGATTGAACAGCGCGCCAGACCAGAACGGGTACGCCTCGTGGGCGAGGCTCGAAGGCGTCGAGAAATACGTCTGCCGCCACTTCGAGTGGATGGCCATCCCGGAGGCAACCTTGCGCAGCTCTTGGAAGCGCTGAATCCAGAAGTACTCGTCCAGATACAGGTTGCCGTGATAACTCTGCGCGGTACGTGCGTTCGTGCCGAGGAAGTAGAGCGTGGCCCCGTTTGGCAACACCATCGGATCGCCCTTCAGCTCCACGCCGGCCGCATCCTTCGCGAACTGGATGATGTACTGCTTGAAGACGTGGGCCTGCGCCTTGCTGGCGGATAGGAAAATCTGATTGCGCCCCGTGGTCAGCGCATCAATGAAGGCTTCCCGCGCGAAGTACCACGTGGCGCCGATCTGGCGGCTCTTCAGGATGTTGCGGATCCGCTCGGTCAAGCCCGCTTCGTACCAGGCACGCTGGTAGTCGAACATCGAATCCTTGAACGCGTCGACCAGTTGCTCCTGTTCTTCTTCGCTGATCGCATTGCGTTCGGGTGCGCGCCGTGGCCCCTTGTTCCGATTGGCCACCTTCGGGTTCAGGTCCGCTTCGTTGCCGCTGTCCTCATACCGGCGTACCCGCGCCAGTCGCTCGATCTGGCGCCCGAGCAGATCGATCTCCTTGAAGTCCTTCCCCTCCTTGTTCTCTTTCGCAATCAGCTGCGCCATGCGCGTTTCGAGATTCGAACCCACGCGCGTCACGGCGTCGGCCCGGTCCCACTGCTCGCGCTGCTTCCAGCTGTGGATCGTGGTCGGCTTCTTGCCGAGCATCTCGGCGATGCGCGCCACGCGATAGCCCTGCCAGTAGAGCGCGCGCGCAATGCGACGCGGCTCCATCTCGGGGTCCAGCGGAAGCGAGGTGATGGGCGGAAGCGTAGTCATGCCGCAACGCTACCGTCCGCGCGCGCGCGTGCCACGCATCGCGTGTTGTCACTGCCGCATGCACAACACGATTGCGTTGCCCGCGCGCGGCGGCCCGCCGAACATGGCAGCACGAACACACCACACCGAACCACCACCGAAGAGGAACCCATGGCCGGCAAGAACACGAAGTTTTTCCGCATCGCCACCGAAGGCGCGACCAGCGACGGGCGCGTGATCGATCGTCAAATGATCGTGCAGATGGCCGCCAGCTACGACCCCGCGACGTATGGCGCACGCATCAACATGGAACACATTCGCGGCTACGACCCGACGGGCCTGTTCAAGGCTTACGGCGACGTGATCGCGCTCAAGGCCGAGGAACAGGACGGCAAGATGCGCCTCTTCGCGCAGCTCGATCCCACGGCCGAGCTGGTGGCCTTCAACAAGGCACGGCAGAAGGTGTTCTGCTCGATGGAGGTGAACCCGGACTTTGCCGACACTGGCGAGGCATATCTGACCGGTCTGGCAGTGACCGACAACCCGGCAAGCCTGGGCTGCGAGATGCTGGCCTTCAGCGCCAAAGCCAAGGTCAATCCGCTGGCCGAGCGCAAACAGGATCCGCAGAACCTGTTCACCGAAGCCGTGGAAGTCACGCTCGACTTCAGCGAAGAAAAGCCTGTGGAGAAAGGTAAAGATTCCCCCAGCCTTTCGGCATCCATCAAGCGCATCTTCTCGCGTCAGGACAAGAGCGACGCCACCAACGAAGCGAAGCACGCTGACACCAACGAAGCGGTGACGGCACTGGCCGCTGAAGTGAAGGGCATCAGCGACAACTTCAGCAAGTTGCTGACGGTCGTTGAGACCGTGGCCGGACAGGTGGACAAGCTGCAGGAGAACCAGACCACTACGAGCAAGGAATTCTCCACGCTCAAGGGCGAGCTGGAGAAGACCGAGACGTTCACGAAGCGACCGCCGGCCACGGGCGGCAGCGGCGACGCCGCAATCAAGACCGACTGCTGAGCCGGCACCCGGACAGCGACTCCATAACCCATACCCGGAGCCAACTCTATGCGTAACGATACCCGCCGCCTGTACACGGCGTATGAAGGCGAAATCGCCCAACTGAACGGCGTTGAACGCGTTGACCGCAAGTTCAGCGTGCAGCCGAGCGTCCAGCAGCGACTGGAAACCAAGGTGCAGGAATCCAGCGAATTCCTCCAGCAGATCAACGTTCATGGCGTGGTCGAACAGGAAGGCGAGAAGATCGGCCTCGGCGTGTCCGGCCCGGTTGCTGGCACCACTGACACGACGGTCAAGGACCGGCAGACCAGCGATATCGCGACGCTGGACGGTCGCAAGTATCGTTGCGAGCAGACCAACTCGGACACGCACATCACCTACCAGCGCCTGGACGCGTGGGCGAAGTTCGCCGACTTCCAGACGCGCATTCGTGACGCCATCCTGCGTCGCCAAGCACTGGACCGCATCATGATCGGCTTCAACGGCATCGCCCGCGCCGCGACGTCCGACCGTGCAGCCAACCCGATGCTGCAGGACGTCAACAAGGGCTGGCTGCAACATTTGCGCGAAGAAGCCGCAGAGCGCGTGATGGCTGAAGGAAAGGCCGCCGACAAGATCGTGGTCGGTGGCAGCGACACCGACGCCACCCGTGACTATGCGAGCCTCGACGCCTTGGTGTTCGATGTGGTCAACCACCTCATCGCCCCGTGGTACGCGGAAGATCCGGATCTCGTGGTGATCTGCGGCCGCCAGTTGCTCGCCGACAAGTATTTCCCGCTGCTGAACAAGGACCGCGATCCCACCCAGAAGATCGCTGCGGACATGATCATCAGCCAGAAGCGCATCGGCAACCTGCCGGCCGTCCGGGTGCCGTACTTCCCGCCCAATGCGCTGATGGTCACGCGCCTGGACAACCTGTCCATCTACTGGCAGGAGGGCGCGCGCCGTCGCACCATCCTCGACAACGCCAAGCGTGACCGCATCGAGAACTACGAGTCGAGCAACGATGCGTACGTGATCGAAGACCTTGCCTGCGCGGCCATGGCCGAAAACATCGTGGTGCAGGAATGACGAGCCCCGCCCGCAAGCATTTCCTGCGCGCGACGGCGGCCTCGGTGGCGGCGGCTTCGGCCGCAGCCAATCCGCTCCGTCATGCCACCGGCCACGAGCTGATGCTCGCGCAGCTCGCCGAGCACAAGCGCGCCCTGAAACAGATCCAGTCCATCGAACGCAAGGCCGATGCGAAGCGCAAGATGCTGCCCGAGTACTCCGATTGGGTGCAGGGCACGCTGGACGCGGATACGGGCGTGCAGGATGAAGTGTTCATGACCATCATGGTCTGGCACATCGATGTCGGCGATTTTGCCGGCGCCCTGCCCCTCGCGCGCTACGGCATCCGCCACGGCCTGGTCATGCCCGACCAGTACCAGCGCACTACGGCGTGCCTGATCGCGGAGGAATACGCCGCGATGGCCATCAAGGCGGCCGAGGCCGGCCAGCCGGTCGACGCCGAAGCGCTGGCCGAGGTGACGCAGCTCGTGGAAGGCCAAGACATGCCTGACGAAGTGCGCGCCAAGCTCCACAAGGCGCTGGGCTATGTGGCGCTGGCTCAGGTCGACGGCCTGCAGTCGGCGGCGCAGCAGCAGTCGTGCCGGCGCTTCGCACTCGACCAGCTGCAACGTGCCCTGCAGCTCCACGACAAGGTGGGCGTGAAGAAGGACATCGAGCGCCTGGAGCGTGACATCAAGAATGCTGGCCCCGCCGCCTCTCAGGAGGAAGGCTCGGGCTGACACCGAGCGTGACCCCGCGCATCAGGCGGCACGGGGTGTCCCAAGGACGCGCCGCAAGGCCAAACCGAACGGTCACCCCGTCCACCGCCTCCACTTACTGATCGCGTACCCATGTCCTCATTCTTCGCATCCGAGCCGGCCGCAGCCGGTCAGAACCTGATCGCCAACGATGGATTCTTCCCCGACATCGATGTCGACACGGCGACCGAAGCCATGCGGCAAGACGGCACGGTGACGGCCGAGCGCCTGCGGGGCGCCCTGGTCGAAGCGGCGCTGTCCGTGAATGCGGATCTGGCCATGTGGCGGGCCGAGCAGCAGGCGGCCGGCTACGCGACGCTGGAGGCCGTGCCGGCGGTGCAGATCGACGGCAAGTCCGCGCACGTGCATCGCTACCTGCGGGCGGTGTACTGCGAGGCACGCGCCGGCCTGATCGAGCGGTACCGCGACTACGATGCCACCGCGGCCGGCGACCGCAAGGCGGAGGCGCTCATGCAGGCGGTCGAGGATCTGCGCCGCGATGCGCGCTGGGCCACAAGCGACATCGTGGGCCGGCCGCGCAGTACGGTGGAGCTGATCTGATGCGCGTGATAGCCATGCAGGGCGACACCGTAGATGCGATCTGTCATCGCATCTACGGCCAGACCGCCGGCATCACCGAGGCGGTTCTCGAAGCAAACAGGGGCCTGGCCGATTTCGGCCCGGTTCTTCCCCACGGCACGGTCGTAGACCTGCCCGACCTACCCCAGCAGGCTGACGTGCAGCGCGTCCAGCTCTGGGACTGACCCCAAGGAATGAATCATGGCTGAACCCATCTCCGCCAGCTCGACCGCCGCCCTCGCCGTGACGGGCGTCGGCGCGATCACGCTGGTGCCAGGCGTCGACGCGGCCACAGTGCTGGGCGCGTTCGCGGGCGCCGCAGTCTTCGCCCTGAACTCGGACGAGTTGACCACCGGCAAGAAGATTGCCTTCCTCATGCTGTCCATCGTGATGGGCTGGCTTGCCGCGCCGCTGGCCGCATCGCTGATCGCCCGGATCCTGCCGGCTGACACCGAAGTCAGCCACGGCGTGGGCGCGCTGGTCGCATCCGCCGTGCTGGTGAAGCTGCTGTTGGCGCTGATCCGACTTGCCGACAACGGCGACCGTCTGGTGGCGCTCTTTCGGGGCAACAGCGACGGAGGTGCCAAGTGAAGACGCTCTACGTGTTTCAGGCGCTGCTGTGCGCCCTGATCGCCATCCGGCTGCTGTTCTTCCGCCGCAATGGCGCGGCCCATCGCCCATGGGCCGCGCGGCTGGCCTACGCCCTGATCGTCATGGCCGGCGCCGTCGCCATCGGCGTCACGTTCGAACGGTATGAATGGGCGCTACTGGCGCTCAACGGCATCACCGCCATCCTCTGCATTGCCATCTATGCCGTGCGCGGTAACGTGGTCGAGCTGTTCCGCATCACCGGTCTCGATCCGGATGGTGATGGCGAGTCCCTGCTGCTGCGCCTGCTTCGGAGATCCAGTCATGACGCTACTGCGACGCGGTGACGTAGGCGCCGAGGTACGCGAGCTGCAGCGCCTGCTGCGCGTGCGTGGCGCTCGCATCGACCTGACGGGTGCATTCGATGACGCGACTGCAGCGGCCGTTGTGGTGGCGCAGGCGCGCTACGGTCTGGTCGTGGATGGGGCAGTCGGCAACAAGACGCTGCTGGCGCTGCAGCTCGACGGGCGCATCCCCGGCCACCTCGGCGCCGAGGATCTGCGCAGAGCGGCGAGAACGCTGAACGTGAAGCTGGCCGCCGTCCGTGCGGTCAATGAAGTGGAGAGCCAAGGCTCGGGCTTCCTGCCTGACGGTCGGCCGGTGATCCTCTTCGAGCGCCACATCATGTACCGGCAACTTCGCGCCGCCGGCCATGACGCGGACCAGCTCGCCCGCCAGTATCCGAACATCGTCAACCCGGCACGCGGCGGATACATGGGCAAGGCCGCGGAGCATATGCGACTGGCGCAGGCCGCCGGGCTTGACCAGGTATGCGCGCTCGCCTCGGCGAGCTGGGGCCTGTTTCAGATCATGGGCTACCACTGGGAACGCCTTGGCTATGCCAACGTGCATGCCTTTGCCGACGCCATGCGCAGCGGCGAATCCCAGCAGCTTGACGCCTTCGTACAGTTCATTGCAACGGATCCCACGCTTCACAAGGCGCTGACGGGTCTGAAGTGGGCAGCGTTTGCCTCCGGCTACAACGGCGCGGCGTACAAGGAAAACCTCTACGACGTGAAGCTGGCCCGCGCCTTCACGCGGTACGAGGCCGAGGAACAGGTGCCAGCATGAACCGGCCTCTTGCTATCGCCCTGGGCACCGTCGTCACCCTGTTGGCGGCGGCCGGTGCCGGTGCCTGGTTCACCGACCGGTACCGGGAAGCCGTGCGCCGTGCCGACGCATCGGAAGCCATGGTGGCGTCGCTGCGCGCCCAGCTCGACAGCACCGATGCTGGTGTTGTCGAAGTCACCAAGTACGTCGACCGCGTGCAGACCATCCGCGTGAAGGGCGACACCATCGTCAAGGAGATTCCCCGTTATGTCACCCTCGAAGCTGATGCCGCTTGTACTGTGCCTGGTGGCTTTGTCCGCCTGCACGACGCCGCCGCCACCGGTGGCGTGCTCGATTCGGATCCCGGAGGCGCTGATGCGGCCCCCTCAGGGGTTCCACTCTCTGCCGTCGCCGGCACCGTCGCCAAGAATTACACCACCGGCCGCGTCAACGCCGCTCGGCTGACGGCGCTGCAGGACACCCTGCGCGCCCAAGGCGTGGCGATCATCGGGGAGCCAGCGCAATGAGAAAGCCCGTGGAGCTGCGCGCGGCGATCACCGCCGCCGTGGCGGACCTGAAGCGAAACCCGGACAAGCTGCATCTGTTCGTGGAAGAAGGCCGGGTGGTGGCCACTGGCGCGAAGACGATCTCGTTCGAATATCAGTACACGCTGACGCTGCTCGTGACGGACTTTGCGGAGAGCGCGGACAGGATCACAGTGCCGGTGATGGCTTGGCTGCGCGAACACCAGCCAGAGCTGTTCACGAACCCGGACAAGCGGCCCGATGGTTTCAAGTTCGAGACCGACATCCTGAATCACGACTGCGTCGACCTGCTCATGCGGATCCCGCTGACCGAACGGGTGATCGTCAAGGTGGTCGATGGGCGCTACGAAATCACACACGCCCCGGAACCCGTGAACGAATACGACGATCCTTCCGGCTGGAAGCTGCCAGCGCCGTGAACAGTCTCGAAGACCTGACCGCCTGGGCAGCTGCCTTGCTGCACAAGCTCGATGCGGGCGAACGCCGTACTCTGCTGCGTGCCGTGGCCAATGAGCTGCGGCGCCGGCAGACGGTTCGCATTGCAGAGCAGCGCAATCCCGATGGCTCTGCCTATCAGCCGCGCAAGCCGCGCCTCAGGCAACGCGCTGGCCGCGTCCGCCGTGCGATGTTCATGCGTCTGCGCACTTCCCGCTTTATGAAGGCACAGTCGGACCCGAATAGCGCGGTGGTGAGTTTCATTGGCCGTGCCGAGCGGATTGCGGCAGTCCACCAGTTCGGCCTGCGCGACCGCGTGAGCAAGGGCGGGTTGGAAGTGAAGTATGCACAGCGACAACTACTCGGCTTTACCGATGGTGATGTAGAGGCGATCACCACGTTAGTTCTCGCCAATCCTTCGCTCTAACACCCGACATCGGTGTTTGAACCATTCGACGAGTCCCTGTCTTCTCTACCCTACCGCCACTTCCTCTCGTCGCTCCGGGCCAGATCATACTGGTATGCAGTATTGGTGTAGGACAACAAAGCCTTTAGCGCCTCCACATGACTTTGCATACACGTCAATACGCGAGCGGCGAGGGTCTCGTCGCCACCATACCCCCGAATCGCTGCGATTCGCGCCACTTGTGCTTCGATCTGCCAAGTGGCGTATTGGATGCTCGCTTCGAGTTCCACAACGCGGGAGCGCCTAAATCGGAGAAGGTTGGTTAGTGCCATGGCAGCTCCTTACGTCAGGCTTCCAGTGTGCGCCTGTTAGGCCCCACCGGCGGATTTTTTTTTTTGCCCTTGCCTAAATGACTTGAACTGTCATGTCGGCAACCGCCCATTGCCTAAAAGAGCGCGAAAATTTTGTCGGATCCGATAGCTATTCAATTGCCGGACCACGAACCACCAGGCACGTGTTGTAGCTCGTGACCACACAACAGCGATCGCATGACCGCCACGCGCGCGCAAGGCACGCTGGTGGGTATGGACACCGCTGAAATCCTCCGACTGATCGAGAACCTGCTGCGTACCGGCACCGTTGCCGAGATCCAGCACGGCAAGCCACCGCGCGTCCGCGTGACGTCAGGCGGCCTGGACACGGACTGGCTGCCGTGGGCAGAACGCCGCGCCGGGGGCACACGGACATGGAGCCCGCCGACCATCGGTGAGCAGGTGCTTCTCTTCTGCCCCAGCGGCGAACCGCGCAATGGCATCGTGCTTTGCGGCATCCCCTCCGACGCCAACGATACGCCCAGCCATAGTCCGGACGAAACCGTCACGCTGTACGCAGATGGCGCGATGACGACTTACAACCACGTCGCCGGCACCCTGTCGGTCACCGGCATTCAGAAGGTCATCGTAGAGGCCGCCACCAGTGTCCTGGTGAAGTGCCCGGATACGACCATCGACGGTAACTTGACCGTAAAGGGCCTGCTCTCCTATCAGAACGGCATCGCGGGTAAGGGCGGCGCGAACGGCAACGTCATCACCGGCGACTTCAACCACGAGGACGGCAAGCTGTCGTCGAACGGCGTGGTGCTCGATGACCACGGCCACGGCGGGGTGCAGCGCGGTGGCGTCTGGACGGAGGGCACGCGATGACCTACCTCGGCCTCAACAGTGCGACAGGCCGCGCCATCACGGATCTGGATCACATCTGGCAGTCCATCCGCGACATTCTCACTACCCCCGAGGGTACGCGCCCTATGCGGCGCACATACGGCTCCCAAGTGCCGATGCTGATCGACCAGCCGCTAAACGATGTCACCCAGCTGCGCGTGATGTCCGCCTCCGTGGCGGCCATCGTGAAGTGGGAGCCTCGCGTGCAGGTCAACTCCGCATCGTTCGTGATCGACGGCGAAGGCGCCATGACCGTCGATCTGGATGCGGATCGCGTCGACGGTGCCCGTAGCACGCCGCTCGGCACGCTTTCCATTCCCCTGCGGGAGGCAAAGGCATGACAACGCCCATTGATCTTTCCCGCCTGCCGGTACCGGACGTTGTCGAGAACATCGACTACGAGACCATCGTTGCCGAACGCAAGGCTTACTACGTCAGTCTCTTTCCCGTCGCCCAGCAGGCCGATGTGGCACAAACGCTGCAGCTCGAATCCGAGCCCATCGTGAAGCTGATCGAGGAGAACGCCTACCGCGAGACCGTTCTGCGTCAGCGCGTCAATGACGCATCGCGTGCGCGCATGTTGGCCTATGCCAAGGGTAATGACCTCGAACACGTCGCAGCGAACTACAACGTGGAACGCCTGGTCGTGACGCCCGAAGACGACAGCACCGATCCGCCCACGGCCGCCGTGATGGAAGAGGACGATTCGCTGACGGAGCGCACGCAGCTCGCCTTCGAAGGACTGTCCACTGCCGGACCGAGAGAAGGCTACAAGTTTCACGCTCGCAGTGCAGACGGTCGAATTGCCGATGTCAGCGCGATCAGCCCTGTGCCCTGCGAAGTGGTCATCACGGTGCTTGGCCGGGATGGCGACGGCAGTGTGGGTCAGGACGTGCTGGACAACGTGAAAGCGGCACTCAGCGACGAAGACGTGAGGCCGCTGGCAGACAGGCTGGACGTTCAGTCGGCCCTGATCACACACTATGAAATCGACGCTACGGTCTACACGAAGACGAACGGGCCGGAGCGCGAGCTGGTTTTGGCCGAGGCCGCGAAGCGCCTGGACACTTACCGGAAGGACAGCCGCCGGCTCGGCCGCGATATCGATCGCTCGGCCATCAATAGTGCGCTGTTCGCCGAGGGCGTGTCGCGTGTCGAGATCCGGCAGCCTGCAGTGGACGCCGTACTGGACGAGACGCAAGCGGCCTACTGCACCGCCGTGAACATCGTGGACGGAGGCGCGCGTGAGTAGGCTCCTGCCACCAAACGCCACGCCCATCGAGCGAAACCTTGCCACGGCCGGCGCCGCCATCGAGCGCGTGCCTGTCCCGATCCGCGATCTGGGCGATGCGGATAAGTGCCCTGCCAGCGTGCTGCCATTCCTTGCATGGGAACGGTCCGTGGATCGTTGGGATGCAAATTGGCCAGAAGGCACGAAGCGTGCCGTGATCGACGCTTCGTTCTTTGTGCATCAGCGCAAGGGAACGGTTGGCGCCATCCGTCGCGCCATCGAGCCGCTCGGTTACCTGATTCGCGTCGTGCCCTGGTACGACATGAATCCGGAAGGCCCGCGCGGAACCTTCCACCTCGATGTCGGCGTGCTGGACACCGGCATTACCGAAGAGATGTATGCCGAACTGGAGCGGCTGATTGACGACGCCAAGCCACTGTCCCGACACCTGACCGGACTGGCCATCAGTGTCGAGACACGCGGTGCGCTGCGTTACGCCGGCCTGCCGCTGCTCGGCGACGTCATCACCGTCTATCCATATTCCCCGGAACCCGTCGAGGTCGGTGGCGCTTCGTTCTATGCCGGCGCCGCGCACCTGGTCGACACGATCACCGTCAACCCTCTGTAAGCCATGGCCCAAATCTATTTCCTGCTCCCTACCGCTGACGGCGAGGCGAAACTCGCGAATGCACAGGCACTCGGCATTCCCCTGAAGCTCACGCACATGGCTGTGGGCGACGGCAATGGTGCGCTACCCGCGCCAAGCCGGGACCGTAAAACGCTGGTCAATGAGAAGCGTCGCGCGCCAATCAATTCGCTGACGCAAGATCCCGCCAACGCGAGCCAGATCATTGCCGAGCAGGTCATCCCCGAAGATGTAGGCGGGTGGTGGATCCGCGAGGCCGGCCTGTTCGATGAAGGCGGCACGATGATCTACTACAGCAACATTCCCGAGACCTACAAGCCGCAGCTCGCGGAGGGTTCGGGCCGCCAACAGATCGTCCGCCTGGTCTGTCTCGTAACGAGCGGCGCCACGGTCGAGCTGAAGATTGACCCCGCCATCGTGCTCGCCACGCGCGCCTATGCTGACGCACAGGCAACCCTTGCCCGTGCATATGCTGACGCGCAGGTTGCGCTGGCGCGCACCTATTCCGATACACAGATCGCCGCGGAATTGGCCAAGCTTGACACGAAGCAATCGGTGCTCGTGGCCACGACAGCACCTCTTGCCGCTCTCTCTGGCTTGCAGACCGTCGACGGCGTTGTACTGAACGCCGGCGCGCGGCTTCTGGTCAAGGACCAGGCCGTAGGCAAGGACAACGGGATTTACGTTGCAGCGGCGGCCGCCTGGACTCGCGCGGCCGACGCCGATGCCAGCATCGAGATGACGCCGGGTCTCTTCGTCACGGTCGAGCAGGGCAACACCAACGCGGATTCCGTCTGGCAGCTGGTCACGGACGGCCCCATCACGCTCGGCACCACGGCCTTGGCTTTCGAGATGCTGGGCGGAAAGACCGGCGTAGCGGCCGGCACGTATAGCCGCGTGACCGTGAACGCCCGAGGCCAGGTCATCGGCGGCGTCAATACTGGCACGGCCGACGACTATGGCCTGTCTGCCGACCTCGCCTTGCCGCTTTCCGCGCTGCCCTTCCCCACGATCGACACGGCAAGCAATGTCATCCCTGCCTCCGGCGCAACGGTCGGAGGCACTGGCGGCACGGTCTCGATTCCTGCCGGCTATGCCTTCGCTCTCGGCAAGGAAGTCGTCGCCGGCAAGACAGCACGGCAAGTCATGGCAGGCACCGTAGCGTGGGCCTCGCCTAACCTCGACGTCAATAGCACCTACTACCTGCGCGCTCAATTCGCTAATGGCGCGCTCATGTTCTACGTACAGAAGGGAACCGACGCAGACACAATTCCGGCGTCGCTGAAAGGCACCCCTAACGCAGCGAACGGCGGCGGCTTTGATAGCACGCCGCTTGACATGCTGATTGCGAAGGTCGTCACGGGCGCCGCAGGTTCTTTGCCGACCGTGACCGTGCTTGCAAACAAGGCCACGCTGTCTTTCCAGCTCCAGTACACCACACCGGTAACCACCGACGGAACCGGCGGATTCTTCATTTCCTACGGAGTCAACGTCAATTGGGCGCGCACGCCGAAGGTCGTCGCCTCCCTTGGTTACGACATCACCACCATTACGACCACCGGGGCGCTGGATCGCATGTTGCTCAACGGGCAATCCGTTACCCGATACCGACTCTCATGGGATGCGCAGTTTGACTGCAACGTGTCCATGGTCGGCGGCGTCTATGCACAACTCAATGCCTTGGGAGTGGCATAACCATGAAGAAAGTCATTATCGATAAAGGTCTCGTCGCCGGCGTGCTGATCGGCGACGTGGCCGGTGTTTCCGCCCCCGATGACGTGCAGATCGGCTGGGCATACGACGGCGTAAAGTTCACCGCCCCTGCGGCGGCGTCTCTGGATGAGATTCGCGCCCGGAAGTGGGAAGCAATCAAGGCCCAGCGGGACCGTCGCAAGGCATCCGGGGTCGCGGTCTCGGACCAATGGTTCCATTCCGACGCGGACAGTCGCATCCAGTGGCTCGGCATCAAGGACACAGCGCGCGATCTGCTCGCTGCTGGAAAGGCCGGGACCGAGCCGGTACCGGTACTGGGCCAGCCGCTCCAATGGAAGACGCTCGGTGGCGAATTCGTTGCCGTGACGGTGCAGATGGCACTCGATGTGGTCACCGCGACCAAGGAGCTGGACGCCCGCCTGTTCGCCATCGCCGAGCAAAAGCGACTGGAGGTGGAGGCATCCGCCGACCCTGCCTCGTACGACACGGCCGCAGGCTGGCCGGCCACCTTCGAGGGCTGATCATGTCGACCGTCCGGCTGCTGTTCTCTACGACGCACTGGCCACTGTCTGCAGCGATTCGCATGGCGACGTGGTCGCGGTGGTCACACGTTGCCCTGGTCGACGGCGACAGCGTGATCGAAGCGGTGGCGCTGCACGGCGTACGCCGCGCGCCGCTAGCCGATGCGCTGTCGCGCAGTGCAGACTTTGCGATAGCGGATTTGCCAGCGCGAAATCCGCAAACCGTCATCGACGCTGCGGCATCGCAGTTGGGCAAGCCCTACGACTACTCGGCGCTCGCAGGTCTCGCGCTGCGCAGGGACTGGCAAGCCGACGATGCGTGGTTCTGTTCCGAGCTGGTAGCGTGGGCATTCGATGCAGCCGGCCAACCTCTCGTGCGGCCGGAATTCCGCCGCCGTGTGTACCCGCAACACCTCTGGATGCTGCCACCAGCAGCGCCAATCATCCTGCCGCTGCACGCCTGATGTTGTGCGCCGCTGGCGTACAACATCATTAGGGAGACAGCCTCGCGCGTGCGCAGCATCCTACCGGGACGATCCAAACCATCGTCAGGATCACTCCCGGAGGACTGCATGCCATCTGACTACCACCACGGCGTACGTGTCGTTGAAATCAACG